GATGAAGGAATCACAGCACCTACTATTGGCGGTGGCTCATTGCCTAATAACCCATTAAACATTGAGATGAAAGGCTCTCAAAGAGAAATTAATGTTAATCCTGTAGAAGCAATTGCTAGAAACTCACTGTCAATCCTAACGGGTGCTATGAAAAATGATGGTACATCTAAACTGTTAAGAGACTTAGAGACAATGGGCGAGGCAAGAAGGGTTAGCCCTAGAGAAAAGAAAGAAGGAAACTTAAACACTATATTCTCTTTTGAAGATGGTCAGAAACAATATTGGGAAATAGATGACGTTGAATTGTTTCATGGAGTACAAGCCATTGGTGGGGTCAAGACAGATGCGGTTACTCGTTTCTTGGCTTTCCCTTCAGCCATACTTAGAGACACAGTTACTCGTGATCCAGGATTTGTTGTTGTCAACTTGCTTAGGGATACCCTATCAGCAGCAGTAACTTCAGGCGCACCTTTATATGGGGATGGCTTTACCCCAATGGTTGACACTGTTAAAAATATGTTTGCCGATATATCAGACTTAGAAAAGTTTGGTGTAATCGGTGGATACGATTTCCAAAATGATGAGGGAAGTGTTAAGCAGTTAATGGATAGGGCGAGAAGGCAAAAAGGATTATCACCTGATAATGGGATGAACGCTGAAAACGCCTTCTATAAAGTTTGGGATGGTTTGGGTGCTTTGACCACTAAGTCTGATGGTGCAACTCGTTTGGCTGTATACAATGCGGTCTACAATGACATGAAGAAGAGAGGCTCATCTGAAGCTGAGGCACAATCTGAAGCTGCCTATCAAGCATTAGAGATCATTAACTTTGGTCGAAGGGGACTATCACCATTGTTTAGAGTTGTGACATCTGCCATACCATTTATGAACGCTAGGATTCAAGGTCTTGATGTCTTGTATCGTTCTGCTTCAGGACAATATTCAGCCACAGAAAGACTTCAAGAAGGCGAAACGCTAGATGATGTGAAGAATAGAATACAAAGAAAGTTTGCTTTGCGGGCTTCTGCAATGATCGCTGCGACAGCATTATATTATTTACTGGTATCAGATACCGATGAATACAAGGAAGTGAAGCGAGAAGTCAGAGATGACAATTGGATTATTCCAACTGGCACAGGCTACCCAATTAAGATTCCTATTCCGTTTGAGGTTGGCATGTTGTTTAAAGCCATTCCTGAGAGACTAATAGATGCAACCATTGGTAGAGGTGTTGAGAAAGACCCGCTTAAATCTATTACAAGACAGCTAGGAACTTCTGCTGAAGTGCCATTCTTAGGCGGTGATATAAGCATACAAGCAATTAAACCTATCTTTGAGGTAGCGGTAAACAGAAACAGCTTCACCAACTCAGAGATTGTTCCTTACTATCAACAAAAATCTTTGCCCGCTTATCAATCAAGAAAGTCTACCAATGAACTGGCTAGGATCATGGGAGAGTTTTTCAACATATCACCCATCAAAATAGAGCATGTCATCAATGGATACACAGGAACGCTTGGCGGATATGTCTTGGATATCATAGATGTATTTACAAGAAGCATCACTGGAACTCCAGTAATCCCTCCAAACATAAACGATATACCAGTATTAAAAAGATTATTTATTGATCTGGATAAGTCTGGCGGTTTACAGCAACAATTCTATGAACTGAGATCAGAAGTAGAAAGAGCTACAATTACTTTGAACAAACTCAAAGATCAAGGAAGGTATGACGAACTCACTGCTTACAGGGAACACAATAAAGGAATCTTCCAAGTTAAATCTCAGATTAATGCCATCAATAGATACATGGGTAATTACAGAAAGAAAAGAGACAGGATCATGCAGAGAACAGATATCTCTATGTCTGCCAAGTCAGATATGATTAGGGAACTAGAGTTAGATAGAGATAGACGATTAGCGATTGTTCCCGCTTTGAGGGAGAAAGCTGACGTTCCAATGATCTCTTTGGGCAACTAAGTCAGCGATTAGCTTTTCTTCTTTGAGGGGTTTTAATTTAAAAAACTCATTGTGTTCAGGATGCTTGGCATGAAACAGTCGGGCATAAAAACAAATGTAGTCATTACTAATCTTAAACTCACCACCCTTCGTTTCTATTTCCCTGTTCCATCTAATACGATTTACTATAGCCCAATGTGAATAATGATTCCTACCTGTTGCTATAGCTTCCAGTGTATATTCCTCAAACTTTTCCCACACTTGAGGATTCTCTTTATGCCACCCCCACCACTTCTTTTTTCTTTCCTCTAGCTGTTCTTTTAATTGTTCTTCAAGCATCATCATCTTCACCTTTAAATAAACTTACAAAATGTTCAGCATCCATTACCACTAATGGCTTGCTTCTGTTTCTCTTAATAACCAACAATGGCTCATATCCCTTGCAGTTTGTTTTTGCTTGCTCATATGATTGCCAAACATTGACTCTTTCTTGGTTCTTGCATTCTATTGAATAAGGAAAGCGATCCCTTGATTGCTTACCCATAATGATATCTTCGCCTTGAGAACCCATCGGTCTACTTTCTAGGTCATCCTCATCCAAACTTAAAACATCCACTAACAACTTAGTAAACCATTGTTGTAGTTTTCTACCTTTTGCTTTTGCGCTTTGTGTTTTCATCTATTACCTCAAGGTTAGTGTTATTTGTTTGTTTACGCCAAACAATACTGCTGTCGGCTTTGTAGCCCAATAAATATAGTAGACTGGTAAATATTAATTTTTGGCAGCAATACAACACAGCAGTCGGTCAAAAGGGTATGTTGTCAAAAAACTCATCTTGTCTTTTATCGAGTATATCATCTACTTGTTTTAATAATTCTTTCTCAGTTCCGTAGGCTTGTTCAAATCTTTTTTTATAAGGATGTCGGCTAATGGGTTCTTTTCCACTACCCATTCGGTGATGCTCAAAACAAAGGGGCAACACTTTTAGGTGCGCCCCTTCTTTTGTTTTGCCTTCGGTGTGATGTATTTCTGATGGTGAATAAAGACCTTTGTTTTTACAGACGATGCAACCAATCTCTGCAACCCTACCCATATGGTCTAGTTCCTCTCGGTTTGGCACTCTACCTTTAAGCGCCATATCTTTTTCTTTCTTCTCTAGCATTAACCATCTTAGTTCTCCATTCCTCAAATCCAATCTCTAATGACTTCAAGGTAATCTTTAAAGCAGACAGTGAGCCTTTAGCAACACCAACCTTTAGTCTTGCTAGATATAGCTCTTGCTGAGACTCAGCCCACGTTTCTTGAGCAGAAGACGTTTTCATGCCATCTGCTAAGGCTTTCATCTTTAATGTCGCATGAAGCTTCTTAACCTCTGCATCACATCTAAACACTTCATACTCGGTTTTTTCTATGACAGGTGCAATTTCTCTAATCTTTTGCATCCACGATTCTTCTACTTCAACCATTATTAGACCTCCTCTTTCAAGACTTGATTAAGATGCTTCCGCTATAACAAATAAAACATCCCATAACAATAAACAGTAAAGACATAACAGACTGAAAACTTGCAACAGTTGGGTCTACTGAAAATAAATGATTAAAAAATCCCAATACATCTAATGAATAAAGATCATCCTTTAATGGCAAAGATGCCAAATCTAAAAGTACCCAACCACTTGTGAATACAAACATTCCTAGTAAAAATATAAATAAACCTAACGCTTTCATTTCCTTCTCCTAATTAAGCTGAGGGGGTTATTCCCCCCAACCCACACATGAGCCGTTCCAACAACACGCAAACATTTTTCTTCTCGGCTCATTATGTCTTTGAATTTTCAATTAGTTTTTCCAAGTACCACTTTGCTTTCATTAAATCTTGTATGGGATTCTCTTTGTGTTTCTTTTTGTGTCTAAGAATATATTTAACGATGTTCCCTTCGCACCAACCGAGATCATTAGAAAGTATAAAATCAGTGACCTCTATTCCTTTCTTATAGTAAGAAGGGCTAATCTTCTCAGCTTCTTCCCACTCTTGTTTTCTCCGTATCTTAGTCATGGCAGTCTTATACTGGTGTTCTCACTGTTGGCAACTCTGCTTTCTAGTTGCTCTACATACATTTCTAGTTCTGCAATTCTTCCTGAAATCATCTCGTCTATTTCATCTTCAAAGTTATTGATCTTTGATAACAAGCTGTCTTTCTCCATTTCTGTTAATGGTTCTGCTTGTATCATCTGTTTTACGTTTCCTAGTATTTGCTTGTATCCTTCGTAATTAATCATGGGTTCTCCCGTTCTTGCTTGGTTTATAAAATATTATCTTTTTTAGACTGGTTAATTATTTTCTGTACTTTAGATAATGTATTTTGTGGAAAATTTGTTTTGCCATATCTTCTGTGTATGGCTTCTGACCTGAATGGATTCTTTCATCATCTGACATCAGCTTCCATTGTGCATAGTTATAGTCGTAAGACTTTTCTTTATCGTATTCAAAAACTTCTAATGGTGTCATTTTTACCCCTCATTGTTTGTGTATGTGGTTTCGCTTTTAAGACTTAAACCACAAAAGAGTCTTCATCATTTAGGGATGATTTAAAAAGGTATATCATCATCATTGAAATCAGGTACAGGCTCAGGCTCAGGTACAGGCTCAGGTTTTTTCTGCTCTTGAGGTAAATCAAGTCTTGCGTACTTATACTCATTGCCATTCTTAGAGACTCTATTCCATAGAGCCACCCTCATTTCAACGCTGTCAGCCTTATCTTCTCTTAGTCGCTCCACCAAGGCTTTCAATAATTCCTTTGTGAGAGTGACCTTTCCAGTCCAATCAGGCTGTTTGTCGTTTGCTTTATAGTTGTTTGTGTAAATCTGTCCATCAGATTGTAGTCTTTCTTCATATGCCATTGTTATTCCTCCGTTTGGCTAATGGTTTTTTCAGGTAATGTATCTGCATATTTGCTGATAGCATCGTTTAATTTATCCCTACGCTCAGGGAAAAATATCTTTAGGTCAGAGAAGCCTTTTGCATTTGCTTTCATAAAAGATCGCAGTTCCTCTTTTGACTGATTCAAACCCATTGTTTTCTCAGTTGCCTCTATGAAAGTATCAGCCCATTCTTCGGTCTTGGTGTCATCTTCCTTTGGTTCAGGCTTTGATACTTCTTTGGGTTCTTCTTTCTTTGGTTGCTTCTTTGCTTTAGGCTGTTCATCTTTCTCCTCATCGGGAAGGTGATCTTCAAACTGTGTAAATACGCACATGCCTAAACCAAACATAGCTAAGTTTTTAACAAGGCATCTCATTCTATTATCGTTTACTTGCCTAGCATTCGGATTGACTACAGCATTATTTTTATAGTCCATTATTGGAAGTATCATGCTTCTAACGTGGCTATCTATCTTTATCTGTGTCGCTACCTCAGAAGTTCCATCGGGTAAAGTCCTATATGGAACACCCTCAAAATCAACAAAGGTGTAAGTTGCTTGAGGATACTCGCTCATCAACAACATCCATGCTCTGCTCCAAGAGAGGTAAGTGAGGCTCATCTTCTGCTCTGTATGTTTGGAAACATCTAAATTGTAAAGTGTCTCCCATATATCTTTGAATTTTATTTCATCCATTTGTTTTCTCCATGTTTTTTACTTTGTTTATAAAATCTACTTGCTCATTCTTTATGTCTAACGGGTTGCCCTCATTGAGTTCCTTTGCATGACCTTCGTAATATCTATCC